ATGGAAGATATAACATTCCTCTCAGATGAGGAAAAAGTTGAAAAATTAGTTGCTGATGTGAAGCATAAGTTTCATACTTTTAGTGTAAGTAATACTTTATTTCCAAAAAATGAAATTAGTGATACTGATTTAAAATTTTTCTTTGAGAAAATTGCAGATAGAACAACTAAGATTTTAAATGCACCGAGTGGTACATTTAATAAGATTGTAAATGGTCAATTAGAATCATTTACATATACTGTATCAACATCACAGAGTTCCACATTAGATGACTTGGCAAAGATTGTTATTAGTTACTTAAAAGATATTGAAGTTATTGGATTTTATAATTTAACGTATGATCCTAATACTAATCGATATAATATAAGGTTATATAAGTATGAAGATGATTTACGTTTAAAAGCAATTAAACGTGAAAAGAAAATAGATGATTTATTAAATGATAAACCAGTTTTCTAAATAAAAAAAACCACTCATTTGAGTGGTTTTTTTATTATGCTTGATCCCCGTTTTCTGGTTTAGCTTTTGGCTTTCTTCTTCTACGTGGTTTAGCTTTAACAACGGCTTCTTCAGTTGCAATTGCTTCTTTAACTTCTTCAGTCTTTTTAGCAGGTCTTCTTCTTTTTGCCTTGATTTCTTTAGCAGTTACTTTAGTTTCCTCAGCTTGAACTGGTACTTCTACTACTACTTCTTTTTTAGTTTCCTCAGCTTTTACAGCCAGTACTTCTTTTTTAGTTTCCTCAGCTTTTACAGCTGGTACTTCTACTTCACAAACTTCTGGAGTTGGACAAGATTCAGTCTCATTCGTTCCAAAAAGTCCTTTAAAGAATTTCCATAATCCCATAATATTAACTTATTTTTTTATTATATATTCAATTTTGTTTCTTCCCTCTGTAAAAAACCGTAAAAAAACGACAAAAACTTTGGAAACTAAACAAATACAAGGTTTTTATATATAATAATGAGATGAAATTTAGATATGACAAAGAAAACGAAGAGTTAGTTGTCACAGAAGCAAGTCGAGTAGAATATCATCAGTTATCACTATGGTTAACAAGACATGTAAAAGGTTGGAAGTATCAACCCGCTGTGAAAATGGGAGTATGGGATGGTAAAAAATCATTCTTTAGAGATGGAAAAATAAACCTAGGTTTGTGGAAAGAAGCTATGCGAGGTTGTAAAGAAATTGATGCTCCTTTTATAGTTGAGAATAAAGAAGACTTTCCAATCAATAGAGAAGTTACCTTAGAAAAAGTGCAAGACTTTTGTAAAGCCTTCTTTAAAACTCACAAAATGAAAAAAGATGGTGAGATAGTTCCTTTTATGCCTTATGACCATCAAATTGAAGCTGCTTATAAAATCTTAAAGAATAGATTTTGTATGGCAGAAGTAGCAACTTCAGGTGGTAAATCTTTAATCATATCAATAGTTATGTTTTACACTTTAAAACATATTGATCCTGAAGCAAAATTCCTTATAATAGTTCCCTCAATCACATTAGTTACTCAGTTCTATGATAATATCATAGAGTATAATTATGGAGTAAATAATCTAATTGAAATGAGAGATAGAAAACTAACTTCATTATTAGAAGGTGGTATAGATCACTTACCCTGTGATGTTAGAGTTGAAGAAGTAATGTCTGATAGACCAAGAAAGTTTTCTGGTACAGAAAATCCTAATGTTTATATTGGTACTTATCAATCTTTAGAGAAGTGGCCAAAGAAATTCTTTCAACAATTTCATACGATTGCAACCGATGAAGCACACGGTGCTAAAGCAAAAACTATTTCATCTATTTTAGAAAGTACATTTAAACACGCTTATTGTAGATTTGGAGTATCAGGTACTTTCCCAACAGAAGATACTTGTGAGATACTTAATATACAAGCCGTGTTAGGACCTAAAATAACAGAGGTTTCTGCTGATGAATTAAAGAAGAAGGGTATTATTACTCCGATGGATATAAAGGCGGTTATAATGAACCATAATGACTTAGAGTTTCATGAAAGATTGAAATTGATAAGAAAAAGTGGTGATGGTAAAGCTGCATTTGATTTAGAGAAAGCTTATGCTCATCAATCAGAGAAACGATTGGTATTTATAAGAAAGATAGTTGAGAAGTGTGATAATAATACTTTATTATTATTTCATACTATTGAGAATGGTCAAAGAATATTTCAGAAATTAAAAGATGAATTACCGGATAAAGAATTTTACTATATTGATGGTGAGATTAGTGGTAGAAAAAGAGAAGAGATTAAGAAGTTAATGGAAGTTACTTCTGATAAAGTAAAGGTCTTAGTAGCTTCTTTTGGTACACTTTCTACCGGGGTTAGTATCAATGCAATCTTTAATGTTATATTTACGGATTCTTTTAAGTCTGAGCAGATTATTATTCAAAGTATTGGTCGTGGTCTTCGTTTACATTCTGATAAAGACAAGGTAAACATCTTTGATTTAGTAGATATATTTAACCCTGCTGATATGTCTAATATACTTTTTAGACACTTTAAAGAAAGAGAAGGATTTTATAATAAAAGAAAATACCCTTATAAGATAATAAAAATTAATTTGTAGTGACACCTTCTTAATATATAATAGATAAAATTTATTATAATTAATGTCAAAGATACAAGATTTTGTTAATGCTTATAATGCAGGTGCTCAAGCCAAACTTGATGGTTATATTGCTAGACAAAACCAATATAAGACCGCGAGAGCTACTGCAATTGGATTAACACTTCTTAAACTAGTCTCATGGCCACCAGATAAAAGTGTTGTAACTATTGGAGATCTTTTTAAATATGTTTACTCTGATCCAGAAGGTGGTAAACAAATCCTTCCAAGTTTCGATGATCCTAATTATTCTGATGTTTTAAAAGAACTTAAAGATGTTACAACTGGTGCAGGACCATTATATACAATATTACGTAAAGAATATCGTGCAATTGATGGTATTGAAGAAATGAATGATAAAAAGCCATTTGATGGACAGAAATGGTTTGATAGATTTATGTTTAATATTCTTCAATCCGGGATAAAGGAAAAGAATAGAACTTATGCAACATTTGAAGATTTTGATGAAGATTTTGATAGTTTAAATAGATTACTTAGTAATAATTATTATGGTAGATCTAGTGATATAGATTTATATACTACAGAACAAATATTATATGAGGCATTTATTGAAGCAGGATATAACTATAAGTTCCCTATCCCAAGTGCATCTGCAATAGTATCTACGTCTGGTACACAGTCTGGTACTCAATCCACACCAGTAGATAAATTATACATAACAGTTAAAGATCCTAAAAGTGATGGTGATAAAAAAATAAGAGGTACTATTACCTTTGATGAAGATAATGGTAAAATAGAAGCAAGAGCTTTTTTAGAAGGATTACCGGGACCTTGGACTAATCCAATAAATAAAAGAACAATTAAAGGTGTTTATGCTGGTTATACAACTGATAAATTACCATTTACAAGAGAAATTGTTTCAGACTATGCAATCTATGGATTACAAAATGATATTGATTATATATATGGATTTCCTATTACTTTACAATATACTGATAAAGCACCTGATGTTATCCCACCAGTTATTGAAGTACAATCTTCTGCAACTCAATCTTCTGCAACACAATCTTCTGCAACACAATCTTCTGCAACTGCATCTGTAGCAGGAACTCAAAGTACATTTGATGCAACTGGGATAAAAGTTACTTTAAGAAAGAAAAGTGGACCAGGTGAGTTAATTGGTGAGGTAGATAAAGTAATTAAAGGTGGATTTGTTGATTTTTCCGGTATTCAATTTGATGTTCCAGGTGATTATGTTATTTCGGTTATTACTGATTCTAACTTGATTGAAAATGGTGAAGTAACTATAAAAGTTCTTCCAGAGGATGAAGTTATTGGTCAGGATAAGTCAAGAGGTGGTGATAAAGAACCTACTAAGGTTGAGGGAACAAGACCAATTATTGCACAAATAACAAAGCCGACAATAGTTTTAAAACCTATTGAGTTTGATACTACAAAGAATAATAGTTATGATAAAGAGATTGCAGTTGGTTTAGGTTTAACACCATTTGTTTGGTATAATGGTTATCAAATTAATGAAAGAGATATAAAATCTTTGGATTTATGGTATGAGGGTTTAGTTCCAAATGCTAGATTAGTATTTGCAGATAGTATTGGTTTTATGAAGAAAGAAGGATTTCCTTTAGATGATACTAAGTTTGAGATATTTTTAAACTCTGGTTCAAAGAATCTAAAATCTATACACTTAAAGTTTAAACTTACAAGTTTTCATGAAAATAAAAACTCATCATATGAAGTTGTTGGTACTTTAGATCTTAAAGATTTTTATAAAATACGATTTGCGGCTTATCAAGGAACGTCATTTGAAGTTTTAAAACAAATATCAACGGAATTATCATTAGGATTTAATTCTAATATAACAAATACTAGTGATAGTATGACTTGGAGAAATATTGGTAAAGTTCCAAAAGAATTTGTAAATGAAATTATACAACACTCTTATATTTCCGATACTTCTTATGTGCTTGGATATATTGATTATTACTATTGTTTTAACTATGTTGATATTGAAAAAGAGTGGTTAAGAGATATATCAAAAGATGTTGGATTAGCTTCAACCGGTGCTAACCACTTAAATGAGCCAAGTACTAGAGATAAAGTTGAAAGATTACAACTAACCAATGATATGAGTATGCAAAGTAGTCCATTTCATTTTAGTTCTTATCGTCTTAATAATCAATCAACTAAAATATCGGTAAATAAAGGTCAATTTACCGTATCAAAAGCATATGATAAGAAAAAGAAACAATTTGTAGTTTTTGATGTTCACTCACAAACTTCAGATGGTAGTAAAACAATTATTTTAAAAGGTGCACCTGGTGACTCTAGTGATTTAAAAGAAAACTATAGAACTAATTATGGTGGTAAAATAGATACTGAGAATACACATATACATTATTTATATTCTGAAGCTCAGAATCAAGTAAACTTAGATAACTTAGTAAGAATTGCAATTGATTTAGAATTACCACATGCCAATTTCAATCTTTATAAGTTTATGAAGATACAACTTAATTTTATTAATCAAAAAAACACAGTTACTACTCAAGATGCTTCGCAAAGTAGATTAACTGGCGAATGGATTATTATAGATATAGGATATAAGTGGACTAAAGGTTCATTAAAACAAACGGTTAAGGCAGTTAAGAAAGAACTTGGTAAAACAAAAGAAGAAATCAAGAAAGATGCAGTTACTAATGAACAAGCAAAGCAACCAGAAACTAATACTCAAAATAATGAGAATCCTACTGTTCCACAAACTGAACAACCTATTATGTCAACTGCAATACCACCAAATAGTATTTACAAGGTTGGTGAGATATATTTAGTTCAAAACGCATCTGGAAAACAATTCAAGTTAGTAATAACTGAGGTATTGGAAAATGGTAAAGATGTAAAAGCAACTATAAAAAATATTTAATGAATAATGTCAAAGATACAAGAATTTATTACGGCATGGAATACAGCAGTAGATGCAGAGATAGTCAAAGCACAAAGTGATGTAGACGCTTACTTAGCAGCTAGACAAACTGCAATTGCACTTACAGATCCGTTTGTATTAAAGATGCCCAAAATGGATGTTTTAGGTATCTCTGATAGTTTTACAATAGACGGATTTGATGTAACAACATTGGGTCAATTATTTGACTGGTCTTATCCTGCAAGTGGACCTAAAAACTATAGTATCCAATATACCAATTATATGTCAAAACCTGAGATTGTAGAAGATTATGTCGATAGAGAATATGATAAAGATTCTAATCCAATAACACCAACCTCTTTATACACTGAAGGATATACTTATGCAACTATGTCGTACTTAGCGAGACAACATGAAACAGGTCTTAAAATACGTCAGGATTTATACGATATATTAAGATTTAAAGATTCTGGTTTTGTAAGTTTGGAATCATACAAAAAACTAAAAAACTTGGGAGGTAAGGTTTGGTTTGATAATTGGATGCGTTCGTTATATAGTGTTATATCCGGAACAAAAATATCTGTTTCAAAACTAAACGCCAAACAATATTCCGATATTTTCATGCGTATTGAAGATGTTATGAGTGATAACTTTTTAAAAGGTTATTATCATCAGGGTTCACGTTTTAAAATAGATGGTATTAATGCTAGTGCAGAAAACTCTAAATACTTTCAAGCAGTTTTAGAAGCTGGTGACGCATTTTTCCCATCACAAACATCGGGTACACAATCAGGTACTCAATCAGCTCAACCATCAGGTGATTATAAACTAGAGGTAATAAATCCTTTAAGTGATAATGAGAAAAAAATTAGTGGTAAAATTGTATTTATTGAAGATGGTCAGTATTTAATAGCAAATAGTACTTTAAATGGTTTACCAAATCCGTGGACAAATCCAGTTACTAATACAGTAGTGCCTAATAATACTGGTATAATTACATATAATGCCAATAAAAGTACTGCAGGTAAAAGTGCTTTATCAAGTGATATAATTATAAACTTACAGAATATAGTTCAAAGTACTTATGGTTTAACAATTTATCTTAAATCTACACCACAAGATACACCAACGGAACTTCCACCACCTGAGGCAGATGTTCCTCTTGGTTCTACTGCAAGTGTAGAAAGTGCTACAGCAAGTGCAACGGCATCACAAGTACTACCATTACAAGAGTTTATATTCAATGTTGAATTACAAGATATATTTTCAAATACTGATTTTGGTAATTTATTTATAATTGGTAAAGAAGATACAATAGTATTTGATGATGATCAAGTTGATTATAGTGAATATACGGAAGAAGATTTTACTGGTGAACAAGAGATACAAATAGATTTACCTGCAGTTGAATTAAGCTTTGACATGGCAGATGCAAGAATTAATGGTACTTCTGATAATGTACCTACTTCTGGAAATTATGAGAGTAGTGCTAGAATCGTACCAAGTAAATTGAATGCAAAAATGACATTTGTACAGGTTACAGAAGCGGTTATTTCTAACTTAGAAGGAGGATATTTCCATCCAGATATGACAAAGGATGGTAGAGTAAAAGATAGTCGATATAGTACAAGTGGTGAGACTATGTTTGGATTAGATAGAAAACAAGGAGATACCACTAGTAGTGCGGCAAAAGAATTTTGGTCTACAATTGATAAATCTGGTGCTAGAAGTAAATGGAGATGGAATCATATGCCAAAAGAACCATTATACGGTCAATTAGTAAAACAGGCTGCAGGTGTTATAGAACCAAAGTTTAATAGTAGTTTAAATAGCCATTGTCCTGATAAGAATATACAAGCACTTATTAAGTCCGATGGTAGATTAATGTTTAATGTTATTTATGCACAATGGAATGGTCCAGGATGGATTAAAGGATTATTAAAGGTTATCGTACAAGAATATAATAATGGTAAAAAGGATGCAGAATCTTTATTAAAAGCAAGTGTTGTTGAAAGAGTAAGAGGTGGTCACAGAATGTATAATTTAGGAACTGGTAAAACACTTGGTTCTAGATCTGCGTCACTAATTGCACAAGGTGGACAAAAAATTGCCAAATTGACTGGTGTACAGGTAGCATAAGAAAGTAAAATATTTATATATACACTATAAATAAAAATAGTAGATATGCCATCAAACTTAGGAACGCCATCACCTTTATCAGCACTGTTTAGTTCATCTATACAGGTTAATAATTTTACAACATTTACTCAGAAAGAACGAGTTGCTGCGGCTAAAGATAAATTTTTATTTTTTAATAAAGATACTGGTCAGTATGAAATTAAAGATATAAAAGAAAGAGCTAAAGATTTAAGAGCCACTATAGAAGATATTGTTAAGAATACTCAACCTTGGCCACAAGTTGTTAGGGGTAGTAGTTTAAAAGTACCTGGATTTCTACCACCTATTTTAATTTCACCTGTAAAGGATTTTAGAACTGATCCTTCTACCAGTTTTGACACTGCCGGTGATTTTATCGCAAATGATAAATTAGTTTTAAATAAATACGGTGAGTATGAGTTTATTGATTGGAGAGGATATAAAATAAAACCAGGTGGTTCTGCATTAGAGTCTATACTTGATGTAAATACAACTGATAATAGATTTAAAGAAAGTGTACCTTTACCTAGAACAAAAGATAAAAGAACGGACTTTAGTGTTCTTAAAGACAAACCTTATAGTACAAGAGATTATTACCTAATATTTAATGATAACTCAACAGATTATTTTAGACACGGTTTACAAATTATTGATAACTTAGGTTTGATAGAGGATAATAAATCTCAGGATTCTAAAATGAGATTAAGTCAATTTACAAATACTCCATTTGAAAATAATGATCCAGTAATGTTTGGTTTCGAGATAGTTTTTGATACTATTGGGTCACCATTATTAAACGGTTCAATTATTGACTTTCTAAATAATTATAATCAAGTATCAGAATTAAGAAGTAAAATTCCAGTTTATGAAGATTTTAAACATCAATTTATTAAGTTTTTTAAAACTGCAGGTAGTGTTAATGTAAATACTGATAGAGCTATGTTAAGTAAAAACAAAACTAACTATGCAAATACAGACGCAAATAAAGGTAATACAGAATTTTTTAGTGCAAGAGGTAGAAAACCATATCTTAATTATTATTTAAAGAAAGTTGGTGGTTTGGCAAACTTAATAGAATCAAATACTCCAGAAACTAAAAAGTTTTTAGTTGATTATGGAAAAGATATAATAACACTTGGCTTTACAGAAGACGTAGCATTAAGTGTTTCAACATTAGCACACTTATATAAACTACTTTATTGGTCTAAACCAAATGGTAAAAGTTTAATTCCAGAAAATCTATTAAGATTTAACTGTGATATTATAGTTTCTGAGTGTAGAAATTTCAATAGAGTTAGAAAAGCTCTTTCTGGACCTAACCAAGGTAACCTAGAGATTATTAAGGATAATGTTTCTCGTTATGTTTATTCTTTAAAAGAGTGTCAGTTTTATTTTAATACGATGGCACATAATGCAGATATAGATTTAGGTAATATTGCTACTTATGACGATTATTCAGTTCAATTTGATTACAAATATTCTACTGTTAAGTTTGAAAGATTTGCACCAACTACAGATGGATTTGGTCAATACGTAGGATATGATGGTGGTGCTATTTGGAAAATTGGTAATCCAGGAGAAAGAAGTAATCGTGGAACACAATCTAATTCAGGATTGGACACATCAAAACCAAGATTTTATACAGTCGGTGGAAATAAGTGGAATCAAAATGGTAGTGACCGAGCATTGGTTTTACAATATTTTGGAAATGTTGTTGATAACAATACAGGAACACAATCATTATTTAAAAAACCAGATACATCAACATATGATATTAGTGAACCTGATTTATCAACATTAAAAGATGCAAATGATCAAAGTTCAACCGCTGCAAAGGCAAAAGCAGATCTAGAAAGAGAGATACAAATCGGACTAGAAATAACCGATGCACCAAAAGATGTTCTTAAAAGTAATGGTTTATCACTTGATTTTGTAAACGCCATTGAGAATAGTAATTTTGCAAGTAAAAGTCTAAAAGAACTAACTGCAAAAAAAAGTGGATTTAGTGCACAAAACTTTATTGAAAGATTAAAAGATCAAACAGTTAAGAGTGTTAAACAAGAAATAAAATTATTAGTTAATGGTAGAGTTAGTTTACTATCAAGAACTATTAATAAACTTTTAATCGGACAAGTTGGTGGAAAAGGAATCAGTCCACCTCAGAATATATATACTGGTCCACAAGATCCTATGGGAATTGCACTGACTAACATTACTGATAGATTCTTTTATGATGTTAGAAATAATTTAGCAGACTTTGCAGGTGGTGCACTTAGTGATTTCTTAAATAGTGGTATTAATAATATAACAAGAAGATAATGGAAGTAGATTCAAGTAAAACCTATTTAGCAATAGTTGAAGACAATAATGATGAAACTAGGGATGGTCGTGTAAGAGTTAGAGTATTTAATATACACGGTGATGATATACCAGTAAATCAACTTCCTTTCGCGTCTCCTTGGAAAGATCTCAACGGTAATGGTAGTAATGTACCAGAGAAAGGTAAAATTGTAATGGTAGTCTTTGAAAGTGGTAAAAAAGATAATCCGGAATATATTGCAGCACAACACTATAATATAAACTTAGAAAAGAAGTTAGAATCATTATCACCATCAGATTATCTTTCTATGAAGTCACTTATATTTGATCATAAAACTCAAATATATGTTAATGATAAAGAAGGTTTAAAATTAGATCACAAGTATAATAATGTTAATATAACTGAAAATACTATTGATTTTAATTTAAAAGATAATAATAGACACGTTAACATCGGAGATGCTACAGCGGGTCAACAAGCTATTCTAGGAAATCACTGGATGGATTGGTTTGATGAGTTTGTTGATAACTTAATGGGTAATAAAGGTGGACCTTATCTAGGAAATCTAGGAGCACCAGTTGTTGCAAATCCTGCTTTAATACAAGTTTTACAAAAGTATAAGGCTTTAAGAGATCCAGTTTTCTTATCACATCACGTTAATATAGTAGATAATAATAAAGTTTCAACTGTTAAAAATACTAAAAGAGAAGATAATCCTCAACTTGGTGATGCTTGGACTTCAACTGTAAAAGATAATAATCTTACTAAGAAAACTAATGATAATTTTAAACCAGTTGATGGACCAAAACCAGAATATAATGATAAACATGTAGAACCTGCGATTGGTGCATCTGGTAGTACACCTAACACATCAGCAACAAACACACCAGCAACAGGTGCTGCAAGTACTGCACAAGTTACACAAAATAATCCTACAACAGTACAACCAACAACAGACGGTGTTGCCAATCCGAATCCACCTGCAGAACCATTATCGTCTCCTACATCTAATCCAAAAATAGATAAGTTGATTAAGTTTATGCAGTCTAAGAAATATACAACTTATGATACAATTGGATATCTAAATATAGTTGCCTTTCAATCAAGTAAAAAAGATAATGGTGAAGTAAGTAATAAGTTTGATGATACTTTAAATGTATTTTATAAAAATCTAAATGGAAATTGGGAGTTATTAGAGTACCAAATAACTACTATGCCAGGATATGTACCTAAGACAGAAGAATTACCAAGTGGTAATAAAATGTTAGCATTAGGACAATATGTAGAACAATGTAGCTTAAATGATTCAGATCCTAAGAATAAAGTAATTATTGTAAATGAATGTACAGTACACACCAATGATTCAACTAAAATATATAATTATAAATCTCCTAAGAGTAATATTAAATCTATACCATTACTTCATAAGTCAAGTGATATAGGATCTGCTGAATATGTTTTCAATTATTCTGGTGGTGCTCACGTATTTAAAACAGTTTCTCAATGGGATCAGTTTATTACACTTTGTGAGAATCAAATAAATGTTTCTAAGAAAAAAACATTTACTTATACATTTGCTAAACAAAGTGAGTTTGATAATTTTGTACCTAGTGAACCTGTTACACCACCTAAAGTCACTGCTACAAATGCAACATCTAAACCTAATCCAGTGGCTACTACACCTACTACCCCAACTACTCCAACTACTCCAACTAAAAAGGTTGATACAAAGGTAGTTAGTCCATCTGCTGAGGAACAAAAATCATTTAATGATTATCAAAGAATTGTTAAAATAATTGAGAATATATATAGATTAGGAGACAATAATTTTACTGGAAATGGAAAACCATTATTTAAGGATTTCAAAGGATTTACTGACGATACTTCTGGTGCATTTTCTAGATTGTATGAGCTATTGGGATTAAAAACAATGAAAATAAAACAATTTTGGTATAATAAACTTCCAATAAGTGGACTGACAATAAATCATCAACAATTATTTAAAAATCAATTAATTGGACTTAAATCTGCCACTATGAATAAAAGTAATTCATTTAATTTTAACTTACCTAGTTTAAGAGTTGGTGAGGGAATAAAAAATATTAAAATAAATGCGGATTTTTAATTTAATATATAAAAGAAAAACTTTTTATCATGACAAATCCAAAATATCAAGTAACTATTTCTTATGTGCCAAATTATAAAACTGGTACAACTGGGGTATATTCATACCAATCTGATGGTAGTAGTTTATTGACTACTTCAACTAATACTTATGGTGGTGGTTATTTTCAAGCTATTATGCCAGAAATAAAAATCTATGCTACTGGTTCTTCACATACTACTGCATTGGCTGCTCTGATGTTGATTGCAACTGCATCAACTACCCCTGATAATGGTTTACCACCATTAGGTTCTTAAAAATAAAATCCTCTTATAAGAGGATTTTTTATTATGCTGCCTGTCCACTACTTTGTTTAGGACCGATATATCTATATGCAAATGTTTGTGATGGATTTCTATCGGTAACAGATTGCCATTTTTTAACAGAGTAGTTTTGTTTAACTGCTCCACCTCCACCACCTGCAAATCCTTTAGAACTATTTGATACCACATTCCAACTACCATCATTATTTTTTGTATTAATTACAACTCCTATATGACCTGCTTTACTTCCTCTTGCAGTATTTAATATATCCCCAGGTTGTGCATCTTGCCAGTTTAATTTACGATACAAATTACTATTTGAGAACCAACCTGCAAGTTCTCCAGTTCCTTTACTACCAAAGTCACCAATAGATTTTGGATTAGATTTTACTACACTACCTGTTCTCATATTAACACCAAATGCTCTATAGAACATCATAGAAACTGCTGATGCACAACCAAGGGCACCTTGTTCAGTTCCTTCAATATCATATGTTGGATGACCAATATGACTAATTGCAGATGTTACCAAGTCACCAATCCACTGTGAGTTTAATATGTTATATCCTTGTTGAGTTGTATGTGAATACTTTGTTGGTAGTGAGACAACTTTCCCCGTTACCACCACTGGTGGTGTATAAGCATTTTCAGTAGATGTCTCTTGTATTGAACTTGCTTGTGGATCAACATCTGGTAAATCTATTGGTGACTCATCATCACCTACGAAATCAGATTCTACATACTCACTATAATCTACACCTTCTCCATCTATAAAGTCATCTTGTTCATTATTAAGTGATTTCTCTTCCATTAATTGTTCTAATGCAGCATCTTTTGCAATACCTATATAAACTTTTAAAGAATTTACATCCTCTTTAACTTTAATCTTTTCTGTTTGTAAAACTATATTAATCTTTTCTTTACTACTACTTGTTTCTGCATTTATAGCAGTTGCACCTACTGGTGTCGCAGGAACATCTGGTACAATAGGTTGTAAAGGACCTTTATAAGGTATTATAGAACAACTTTCATTAATTGGTAAACAAATTCCCAAATCATAGTTATCTACTTTTATTTTCCATTTTGATATTATTTCTGATATTATGTCTCTATCCTTAATATAACTTGCATACTCCCTTGAGTTACTACTATATTCAAAGTCACCATTTTTTCCTAAGGTAAAACCTTGGGTCTCATTAGAACTATTAATCTTAATAGTTTTTTTGAAACTAATATCTTTTGGTGTTAATTCATGACCACTATCATCACTATATTTTTGACCACCTACATCCTTATTACCATCCTTCCACATTATATAAACAACCGCTCCATTATTTAAGTAATAAGGATCACTTCCATAGTTTCTATAAATAGGTACTTTATTTTCCCAAGGATCTTGTATTATGTAATATGATTTACCTTCAATTTTAGAGTTCATATTTATAAATTCACTTATGAATTGATCATCTGTGTAATCCTTATAAGGACCGGTTTTTTTATATGTAGTTTCCATCCAAATCTTTTTACCATCCGGTTTGAGTGGATTATAAACACCCACAACTACTCTTTCATCCGGTCCGAATGTTCGGTTTTGTTTAAAGATAGCAACTCTAATATCTAAAGTACCTGAGTTAATATCATTTCTTCTTACTCTTACTGCTTTTATCTCATCCATATTATAATCCTCCTATTGAAAATCTACCATCTTGTATTCTGACTGGTTCCCTTGGTACATCTAAAACAACTGGTGGTAATGAATAATCATTCTCAAGATAAGATTGTCTATTAGGATCAACTTTAGTTGCTTTATTTGGTAAATTAGGGGTTGCTAATTGTTTAGTTACATCAGTACTTAAACTTTCCAACGTATCAGTATATCTAAATCTATCAAAGTCATCAGGACTAGGATATCTTATTATCATACCTGCTTTTATATTTAATGGATTATCAATATTATTAATAAAAAGTAGAACGTCTATATTATCTAAATAATACTGTAACATAGATATATCATATTGATAAATATTCATAAATATCATGTCAACCCTCATCTCATCATCTCTTGTTACCTCATATTCTTGCAGTTCAACTGATGTGTTATAAGCAAATGTTGGTTGAAATAAGTTATAAAGATTTTGATCAGCGTCAAACTTAACTTGTTTATGTAAAGAATATATGTCCATTATCTATTTTAATTTTTATTGTTCTCATATTTTTAGATGTTTAAAGGAATATTATTAAATACTGATGGATCAAATGGTATTACACCTGATGTCTGAGTTGCAATTGGATTCATAACACTAGAACTAACTTCTCTTTTGCTTGAATCTGCTGCACTAGTTACTTGATTTTGAACACCCGCAACTCCTGTATTTACTTGATTTTGAACACCCGCAACTCCTGTATTTACTTGATTTTGAACACCCGCAACTCCTGCAGTTACTTGATTTTGAACACCAGCAACTCCTGCAGTTACTTGATTTTGAACACCAGCAACTCCTGCAGTTACTTGATTTTGAACATTACTTGCTGCAGCTTGTGCACTTGCTATATTATTTGAAACTCCTGTAGTTAATTTACTAGTATCTGGTAGTGATTGACCAAAATTATTTGCAAAGGTAGGTATAGTATTATCAGTTGATTGTGGCCCAGCTGCAACAGTTGCAATACCTGCACTATTTACTGGATTTGACACTGCTCTAATTCCAGTATCTTGTGACAAAGCACCAGTTTGTGTTAATGTGGCAACTCCACTAGAAGTACCACCAATATTTTCTTGTTTAGGACCATCTTTTGCTTTATCAGTTGCATTTTGTGGATCTCCAGAATTCATTTGCATATCATCCTTAATAGTAGTCGATACTCTAATACTACCAGTATTAAACTTAGCAATTATTTCTTGTAAACCCCAAGCTCTTGCATTAACTAGTGTGAAACTAGCTTTAATACTCGAAGGTAAATCATTAAATGCTAAAGTTGGTCCTAATGTTAAAGTAACTTCACTATTCATATACATATCACCTGCACAGAAAATAGGTCTTAATGGGTTACCAATAGTAATATGCCAAGGTGTAGAAGGAGCACCAGTTAGAGCCCTTGCAATACCTTGTATTTCGATTTTATATTTACTCACAACTCTTCTTAATATGGTATCTGCTTCTGATACAAATTTATTTTTTAAATTACTTAATATATCATTTTGTGTCTGTGCCTCGGTTTTATTTTTTGCACCAGGAGTTGTGGCTTTTTCCAACGCATCAATACCTGCCTTTATCTCTGTAACAACCTTGGATAAAGCAGTTTTAAGAAAGTCTACCATATCTGTAAGTATTGATGCAGGATCATTTGTCCATTTCTGAACCTTTTTCTCAAATTCTGCAGTTAAACCATAGTTTGAACTTTTAGAAGTACCAAAAACCAATATTTTATTAATCAAATCTTGAAAAACAATAGTCGGATCAATACCTGATAAGAACTTCTGTTCCCATTCACAATCCATTTTTATTGAAACAGTACATTTTAAACCAGAACCAGTTCCCTCATATCCAATAGTTTTTCTTCTTTTTGCCTCTTTAATTAAGTTTGGATTACCTGATGGTAAAGGTACACTATCACTATCCTCCATAAGTCCCATCGCAGTTAATACTTGTCTTTGTAAAACCTCAGTAAAACCAGGTAGAGGAACAGCACCTGCTAGACCACCTGCTCTATCACCTAATGATTTTCCTAAGAAGTCTTTTCCTAAACTATTTAAAACATCTTTAAAATCACCTGACGCATCTGTCCATTCTTCACCAAATGAAATTTCTAAAAAGTTTTCAGTTTGTGGCCTCCAAGAAATCATAGTTGCCATAACTAGTGATTTATCAACCTTACCAAAGATATTATCTAAATGTGGTTTTGTAAATCTTCTGGCAATCACCAATCTATTATTTGGATAAACTCCAACATCTTTAAGATAGGCAAAGTCTGCAGGTCTTAATTGTGCTTCAGTACCAGACAATCTTTCTATTATGTTTAATAAACTCATATCATATACTTGATCATTGTGTAGTTTATTCTTATCAACACCTAAATATTTTGATTTTGCATCTAATGCACCGGTATCAGTTCTACCTTGACCTATCATTCCATAAGGTGCAATAACAGTCGGACCAGTAAACATAGATCTAGTACCTTGACTAATATTTTCAGTTTTTACACCACCATAAGTATTATCTTCTAAGTTTTGAATAGGATAAGAATCTTTACCACTATTATAGTTAGTAACATTAATATTTCTAGTTTTCCCACCATTAAATGTTGAAAACCCATTAATATCTTTAGTACTTCTTACACCAATAAGACCGAGTGGTGAACCACCTAAAATAGCCATAGTTTATAATTATTTTTATAATACTATATATAAATAATTAGTAATCTCTTATGATCTGTGAGTTGGAAAATTTTGAAAGATTTGAGAAAACATCGTCTATAACTTCCGGGTTTCTTCTAAATTCATTGTAGAATATTAGAACGTTAAAATTGTTTTCTCCAAGTATTTTTTTAAGGTTGAGTAATTTCTCGATTGAGAACTCATTATCGAAGTCGGGAATATAGTAAATATCCTTCTTTTTGTCTATTGCTTGTTGTATTTTGTTAAAAATTAAAATTTTCAGATACGTTTTATCCTCTGTGAAGTCAACCTCTTCTTCATTTATTATTTTATTTATATCGATAATATACTTATTCTTAATGGCATTCACCTTTATAAACTTATCGAATTTTTTTCTCGTTTTGCAATACACACAGAAGAATTCCATCTATTTCATTATTTTTAACAAATTATATATAATATCTAATAAAGTCCCTTTAATTTTTAATAATTTTTGTATAAAAATATACAAAAATATACAAAAGTGAGAGTGGTATTTTAATATATACTTTATATGAAAGCAAAAGAAATATTAGAAAAGTATAAAATTACAAGAAATACACTTTGTAATTGGGTTAAAAAAGGATTGATAGAAGTTGAAAAAACTCCATCCGGTAGATATATCTATATAGATAAAATTAAAAAGAGTGATGAATAGAGAAGTATATATTTATGCGTTGAGTTATGATGATGATATTAGATATATTGGTAGAACTTTTAATGTAAATAAAAGATTAAGACAACATATAAATGAATCCAATAAAAATAATACACATAAGTCAAATTGGATTAGAAAGGTTAAAAATATTAATATAGAAGTTATTGATGTTTGTAATGAAAACAATTACTCATTTTGGGAACAACACTACATATCCTTATATAGAAGTTGGGGATTTAATCTATTGAATATGACAATAGGTGGAGAGGGAGTATCTGGATATAAATATACAAAAGAAGATAGATTAAAAAGATCTATTAAAATGTTAGGTGATAAAAATCATTTCTATGGTAAGAAACACACATTAGAGTCGAGAAAAATAATATCAGAAGTTGATAGATGTGGTGAAAAAAATGCAATGTACGGTAAAAAACATAAAGAAATTTCAAAAAGTATTATGTCTAATAAAAAGATTGGTATTTATGATGGTGTCAATAATCCCAGAGCAAAAAAGTTGTATCAGTATGATTTAGATAATAATCTAATTAAATGTTGGAATTTTGCCAAGGAATGTGCCGACTTTTATAACATTTCAAGAGGTAATATATCTACCTTTTCAAAAAATAATACTAATGTTGATTTAATTGGTGGAGGTAAATATAGAATATTATTAGGATTTATATTCAAATACCATTAA